GAGGTTCTGGGAAGTTCAGCGCTCCAGGAACGAAGCTAGCAGACTTTGACATCAACGCATTAAGAGCTGGTCATCACTTTGCGTCTGGGTTTACGGATGCCGACATTCGCTCGTATGATCCTGATTTGTGGCAACAGGTAATGGATCGTAGGGCTAGGGGGTAAAGATGGGTGCTTCTGAAATATTGGCAGGCATTGGAACTGGTTTAACGGGTGTCTCGAACACCCTGGCCAATTACGGTGCATTGCAAGAACGGCAAAAGACTTTGGATCTTCAGAGGGAGGTTATGCAGACAAAGCTGGAGGCCTCAAAGTTTAACTCTGGGATGCAAACGTTTAACCAGCTGTCCACCTTGATGGGCAATGACAAGAAGCTGGGCAAGGCTTATGCGAAGATACCATTTGTTAAAAAACGCCTTAACGGGATGTTTAGGCCGGATGTAGCTGAGCCCATGACAGACGAGGGTTACAACACCCTGATTACAACCATGGAGACATCGTATGGCCGGCAGTCTATGACCAAGCTGATGCAGTTGGCTGATGGTCTAAGAAAGGGAGAGTACGACCCATCGAAGTTGCCCGTTGGAATGATGCAGCAAATGGAGGATTTAAGACAGGGTGACATGGAAAAGGTCTTTGGTCTTATTACCCAACTTAACGACTTTGATCTAAAGTCGGCACAGGTCAAGGAGACACGCGCCACAACAGGTCTTAGACGGGCTCAAACCAAGAAGGCTTTGGCTGAGGCTGCCACTGTTGGAGAGAAGGGGCCAAAGGCCACACAGAGAAGGGCTCTTATCAGTAAGGTGTTTGCAGCTGGCCTTAAAAGCGGTGAAATCAAAGTTGACCCGTTTACTGGGCAGGTTGTGAAGGGACAGAGACTTGACCAGATTATAAGTAAAGCGAATACGATGTTGAAGGCGGAGGGGTTTAAGCCGATCACTACAGACGACCCAGAGATTGTCGAGGCTTTTACTAATATTAGTAGGCAGCAGTTTGAAGCTGGGGAAAAGGGCAAGTTTGTTAAAGGAGATGAACAGCCTGTAACTTTCTCTGAAGAGCAGGCTGCTGGAGTAATCTCTGGTGATAGGCCCCTTCAGGAGCCAACTGGTTTTTCGTTTGATCGTTTGAGGCCAGAGTATCAAAAGGCCTTGCTGGATCAATTCGGGACAAAAGAGCAACTTGAAAGAGAGGCTATGGACAACCCTGAGTTGATGCAAAACTTGAGGGTATTGATCCAACGCTCTGGGGCAACAAGTGGCGGGACTGAGTGACAAGTTAATCCTTCAGAATATCTTTGATGCCTCTGCGACAACGGCTCTTAAAAAAATAGGAGAGCTTCGCACCGGCAAAAAGATTGACCCTCCTACTGTAGAGGGTGAGTTTGACGATCTTGCGGGCAAGCAAGCACTGGAGAATATTGCCAAAGTAAGGGGTCGAGTTCCACAAACTAAGATCCCCGAGGTGCCTACCGACATTCCCGACCCTCTTTCCGACGTGGCAGAGAATGTTTTGAAAGCTCCTTGGAAGCTCGTGGAGAAAAAGCCAGAGAAACCATGGGAGAATGAGGCTTACATTCAATATGTTGAAGGCGTGCGAAATGAGATGTTGGGTCAAACTGACGTTGTTCGGCGTTCGCTGGAGGTTGCAAAACAGGAGCAGGACATTGAGGGCATCAAGCAAGCTCAAGACACGCTGAACAGAATTGAGTCGCAGGCTAAAAGCAAGATTCAGTTGGCGCGGTTTGAGGAGATGAAGGCCAATCGCGTTGGTCGGGATGCTGACATAGACTCGTTGGCCAACAAATTGCTGGGTGGTGCTAAGAGCATTTTTGATCCTGTGTGGAAAGGTGGTCTCAAGGGGCTAATGAAGCTGGCCAAGGGTTTGGACACGATTGATCTTGGTCCTCAGAGGCGCAAGCTGTTTGCCATGCTGTTGGGACTTGAGAAGGCTGACATCTTGGACTTAGAGGCACAGTTTCAAAAGGGTGCCCATCCTACCAGGACACCGCATACCCATCCTTATGCTGCACAGTTTCTTATTGATGCGTCTGAGGAATACAAGTTTGGAGACAAGTGGTTTGGTGACTTGGTTCTTGACAAGTTGAAACGGGACAACCCTGACTGGATGGCAAGCGGCCCAGATATAGGCGGTCAAAAGATCCCGTTTACGGACAAGAAGCTGCCGGAGGCTCCACTTAACTCTATTTTGGCTGCGTTTTTGGGTTTGAGCGGTGATGTAGCCGAAATCCTTACTTCTCCATCCACATGGGTTTCTTTTGGCATTGGCCGAGGTCTAAAGGCTGGAGGACAGGTAGCAGCGAAGCGAGTTATCAAGGCTGAAGCTCGCGGGATGCTAAAGGGGCAACTTCAACTAGAGAAGCAAATCGCCAAAAAGACAGGTGACCTTACTGAGGTATTGAGGACAGAGAAAAAGATTGCCAGTTTGGTCAAGAAGGAAAAGCGGCTTCGCGAGATCCAGAAACAAATTAAGAAAAACAAAGCCACTGATGATGTTCTTAGAGAGCACGACATCCTCTCTCAACAGTTACAAGAGACTGTGGACATCCCCATTAAGGTTAATCAGTTTACCTTGAGCAAGCAGGGAGAGCCTATCTATATTGACTTAATAGGGAAGAAAGGCATCGAGGAGGCTGACCGTCTTATAGAGGCGATGGCCAAGCAGAACCCAGCCCTTAGAGACTTGGGTGGAATAAAGTTTAATTGGTTTGGTCTTGGTAAGCAGAGCCAGGTGTTAACTGGGGACCAGATTCGGCGTGCCGTTAAGAGGATTGATAGGGGTATTGATTCGGCAGTCAACAAGGCCACTAGGGGTGTGGTTGGTAAACCATTCCCAAAGGCCATAGACGAGATCGCTGGCAGGTTGCCTGGTGAAACCAAGGAAGCTCTTAGGGCTCGCAAGATGGCTGAACAAGTCGAGGCCAGGACAGCCATAGAGGGTGAAGCGGCCCTAGAGGGGTTCAGCAAGAAGGGGCCAAGGACCAAGACAGTAGAGGCCGTCAACCCTGATGGTTCTAGGAAGTTCACCTTGGATCAGGAGTTAAGCGGTGAGGCTCTTGGCCAGTTCTCTGACAGGGCACCCCTACACAGGAAAATCTTGGAGAGGACTACCCCAAAGGACCCTATCAAGGAGCCAGTTCTTGATGTTTATATGGGGTCTGCTGGGGCAGGGAAGTCTGAGGCCCAACAGATATTGATTCCTGGGGATGCCAAGGGGAAATATTTCGAAGCAAACCCGGATGCTTACAAGTCCTACATCTCTGAATACGACCCCAATCTCCCACAGTATGTTCATGACGAGAGCTCCTTACTGAGTACGGCCCAGCTGGGGAAAGGCCTAGATGATGGCGTAGCGACTGTTTTTGAGTCTACTGGCCATAGTGCCCCAAAAATGAACGAAGTGCTGTCTAAGGCCAAACAGAAAGGTTCTAAGACCCGTTTGAGCTATATGGACCAATCTGAGGCACAGCTAGAGACTATCTGGAGGAGACGCAAGGCCAACGGTGATCGGCTACCTCCGCTTGATATTTCGAAGGATAAAAGAATTAAAGGCTTAGAAGCAATCAAGGACGTTTGGAGGTCTCCTGATGAGTTTGCTCTTTTTTCCAAAGATGACACTTTACACCAAAGAGCACTACTGTTAAAATTAAATAGGGAGATCAGGTATGTCAAAGGCAAAGAAAAAGACATCGAAAGGCTCCTTGGTAAAGGATGGCGTAAGGGCCACAAAGTCCGAGCCGTCGAGCAAGAAGCAGACCTATTGGCCGGACTCCGCAGAATGGCTGGAAGGGTTGATGGAAGCAGGAAGGCGTCTGCCCGAGCTTCAGGACTTGCCAGAGCCCTAGACCAAGCAGAACCCGGCATGGTTGGAGAGCGCCTTAATGAGATAGGCGCCACCATGAGGGGCATCTTCAAACGAGACCTGTCTAGTCACCCGAGTTATGCGCCCTTGAAGCAGGGCATCCTTTATGACCAAGTAAGTTCCGACAAAAAAGACCTTCTTAGGTATCTCACCCAAAAGTTTTCATCCTTGAAACCATCGGAAAGGCGCCTTGTTACATGGGCTCTTGAGGAGACTCCTATTGCTGAGCTTCCCAGGGACTTGAGAGCAGTGGCCAAGAAGGTGGTAACAGATGGTGACGTTCTTAAATTTGAAGCCCTACCAACCCATATGCAACAAGCCATCAATGCTGCGGATGACATAAGCCGCTATTGGGGCGCTGTTGAGCAGGGTGAGGGTATTTTAAAAGAGATCATAGAGAATTATGCTCACCATGCTTACAAGGACTTGCCGGACAAGGTAATTGAGAAGCTGATTACTTACAGGCAGCAGGGGTTCACGCCTGGTTTTGCCAAGCAGCGTGTTATTCCTACACTGGCCGAGGCTTACCAATTAGGTCTAACCCCGGTGGATGACATCGCAGAACTCATGATGATCCGTGGCATGGCCCACTCCAATGCTCGTCGTAGTAGGCAGTTCGTTAAGTCAGTTAAGAACGTCTTTGAAAAAGAGGGATACATCATCCCTGAAAAGGCGGCCGATGATATCGGCAGGCAGTTGATGATCGAGGGTAGCCAAACCCCAGCGGTTAAACAGGCTGACGACATTATTACCATTGACCGGATAGTGCCTGAGTATGACGTAAAGACAGGGCTTCCCAAGGTAGCTGGTCTTGAGATGATTGAGGTCCAGACTAAGAGCGGTCGTAAAAGGATCATGCCATTTAGAGAGCTGCCTGAGAATGTTGCCAGGAAGCCTGCCAATGAGATCAAGTCTGAGGTTATCAAGGACCTGAAGCACAGGGTAAGCATGGTTGAGATCCAAAAGGACCTTGACCGGATCCAGACTGCTTTTGTCTCAGACCCTCACTTCAAGAAGCTAGGCAAGACTTACGACAAGGTTCTGAACCTATACAAGGGGTACCTTACCTCGCCGTTCCCTGCGTTCCATGCTCGTAACTTCATCTCAAACGTGGTCCAGAACTCCATGAACATAGGTCTGGACGCGATCAATCCAAAAAGGAACTTGCAAGCCAACATGGTTCTTTCCCACTTCATAGCCGATGAGCTGGCGGAGCGTGGTGGGAGATGGGCGGCAATGGGGAAGCGGCTCAAGGATGCCTCTGCTGGAGCGCTCAAGACACGCACAGGCCAGGTTTACACTTACGAGGAGCTGGCACAGATCGCCAAGGGCATGGACGTTATTACTGGGGACTTGCTGAAAGCTGACTTCACAAAGACCGCTGCCCAAGAACTAGAGACCTCACTGGCTAATGCTATTCAGCGAGGTCTGATCGGCAAGGGGGCACGTGCTGTCAACGTGTTTTCCAATGAGAGTCTGCTTCTAAAGTACGGACGTAAGTTTGGGTCTGGTATTGAGAATCAAGCCAGACTGACGAATTTTGTCAGTCATGTAAGGCAGGGTCGTAGTTTCCAAGAAGCGGCAGCCATGGTGAAAAAGACTCTGTTTGACTATGGCAACCTCTCCCCAATAGAGCGGTCTGTATTTAGAAGGATCTTTCCATTTTACACGTGGACAAGAAAGAATATCGAGCTCCAAGCTGAGCTGTTTGCCCGTTACCCAGGTGCTTACTCGTCCATTTACCGCATAGCCAACAGGATGAAAAACAGGGCCAACCTTACTGAGAAGGAAGAGGACGCTGTTTTAGGTGAAATTGCCAAGATAGGGTTTGTAATCCCAGTAGGCCGAAAGGGTGAGGAGGTTACGGCTGTATCAGGTTTCGGCATACCACAAGAAACCATGGTTCAATTCACCTCTGAGTTTCGCAAAGGCATTGTTCCTGGATCCAAGGGCGTAGCCAGGCAGATCATGCTCCAGTCCTTGCCTGGTACCATGTTTGCCAAGCTGGCTACTGGGGTTGACCCGTTCACCCAGGCGCCAGTTGGAAGGATGTCGAGGGTTCCAACAGCGTTTAAATACCTACCGAAGTCAATACAAGAGTCCATTGATCTCCAGCCCCACATTAACCGTGAGGGTAACGGGGTATTCTATACGGCCAACCCTGAGATAGTTGAGATTCTGCGGAGCTTACCAGCTTCTCGGTTCTTGTCGTTTCTCCAAAAGGTGGACAAGTGGAGTACCGAGGACAAACTATACGTTGCCAGCATGTTGAGCGGTGTGAGGATTCGCAAGATCAATGTTGCCAAAGAGATGTTTAGGTCTCTTCGTCGCGACCTTTCGCGCAAGGGTGCTGAGATTCGCCTTCAGAAAAAGGACATTCTGCGTGAACGAATCCATGGTCCGACTGAGCAGGTTGAGGAGCAGATGCCTGGGCCTGGCCAGAGGCTTCGCGAACTCTTTGGAGGCGTTCCCCAAATTCCTTAGTCAGTGAATACTTGGCAGCGAACGTCCACCGTCCTGTGTCATGGAGCTCCCTATGGTGGACCCGGCAGAGAGGGACAAGATTGTCCTCCGTATCACCTCCGCCTGCGCCTCTAGTTCTAAGATGGTGTGGCTCACTTGGGCAAGCTCTGCATACAAGACACGGAGAGCGTCTAACTCTGTCGAGCAGCTGTAAATCTCTATCCCTAGTCCCTCGGCCAGTTTTTGCCATTTAGGAGTCATTGGGGAAGAGGCCTGTTTGGACATCCTCAATCGACCTAGCCACGAAGTAAATGCCTTGGCCCTCTTCAACGCGCTTTTGGAAAGCCTTTTGATCCTTGTTTTGCTTTCCTTTACGATGCTTGACTTCAATTCCGACGTACTTTCCATACCACACCCCGTGAATGTCAGGGATACCCTTGGGACAGTGCTTGGGCCGTTTCCTAAACCTGATGATGCCATCTCTTGTGCGTTCTACTGCTGGCACATTGTTGGTGCGGTAAAAGTAACAAGGATGTCGGCGCTCAAGGACAATCTTTAAGTAGTCCATGATTGCGTTAAGGATTTCATTCTCTTGTCTTGCCATTGGTTAGACTGGTAACTCCGTTAGTGGGAACTCTTTGTCTCGTTCTAGCACAAACCAATAAAATTGCCGAGGTAGCACGGCAGCCGACTGCCACCACGACGGCAAAGTTGTGTTAGCCTTGTTCACCGCATTGATCGCAGCCTCCGAGCAAAACAAAGCCTTTTGTGAATGGAACGGATTGGCAACAAACATAAGGCGTAACTTTGGATACGGTTTGTTGTTGGCCCAGCACATAATTTTTGCGAGTTTGGAGTAACACCAGTTAACAGGGGTGATGATTAGCTTGTTGATAAGCCACTCTGCGCCAAGCAATATCGAGAACCCAATGTAGGATGGGTAGTCGTAGGGTACAGCCGAGCTTACTAATCCTTCGCAGTAATCATGTGCTGCTTCCGTGTCTCCAAAGACTTCGAAAAAGTGGGCTTTGCACCCCGCCATTCGCTCTCTAAGCGGTCTCTTTAAGTAAACTGTCTCGGAGGTTTCATAGACGGTGTGCTCCTCGCCTAGCTGGAATACGACGAACACGTGGACAATGGGAGAGTTTTGCCATTTGGATATAAGAGTCCACCCAAAGGGGACTTTCCCAGTAGCATGGGTGATGTCCAGGAAGCCAAGGAACATTTTCACTTGGGTAGCTCCTTAACTAGTTGCACGTCTTTGCGTTGATATTCCGTCCCACAATGCGCACAATAAACAGTGCGATGTGCGACTTTTCCTCTGGGCGTAACTGTAACTACAAAGCGTTTGTGGCAGTTGCGACAAAACGCTCTCCCCTTGACATTACGAGAGGTTATCGTGTTTTGGGTTATGCTCCACATGGTCTTTGACGAAGTCCGTGCCCCACTGGGTAACGTGGGCCTGAAGATCAGAGATTGCCTGAATGGAATTTGTATCACCATGCAACTTGAAAAGCAATTTGTACTGGGAGAGCAACATGGTTATGCCATCCAGCAAGTCTTTTCGGTCAATCGTGATCTCGTCCCTTTGTTCTTTGTCCATCTCTGCTAGTTGTTCTACAAGTTTCTCCATCACTCCTCCTCCCAATAAGTTAAGCTCATGTCGCCCAGTTTGTACCCTATCGTGTCGCCTTGGTATTTACCGTAGTCGTCCTCTCGCATTTTGTGCAATTTCATTGTCGTGGTTTTTTCTTTCTTATCGAAATAAATAGAGAAAACATTGTCGCTGAATTGCTTAATACCTGAGCTCCCCTTCATGTCGTCCATCTCAACCATGCGCTCCTTGCTGTCTCCCTTGAGTTTTGCTGGCTGAACCACAACGAGGATGTGGATGTTGAGCTTGTAGGCTAAGGCCCTTATTGAGGCTACTGTCCTGCTGATACCGTCTGCGTCCATGCCTGGCTTTAATACCATCTCCAGGTGGTCTAGCAGTATGAACTTGGACTGTTGTTTGAGTGCTCCCCATGCGGTTACGAGTTTGAAGTGGTGGAACGGTAGGTAGTCTTGGCCGTCATAGAACAGGGCTTTGTTGTCTATTAGCCACGTGGTGAACTTTTCGTGGTGCTCTACCACGTTCTCCTTGGATGGGCGCATACCGCAGTGCATACGGAAAAACTTTTTTTGCACTGACTCTGGCCCCATCTCTAGGCTGAAGATAAGCGGCCTCGCTCCGATCTCAGACATCATGTAGGCGATATTGGTGGCCCAAGTAGTCTTACCCATGCCCGTGTCACCCGTTAGGGTCGTGAGTTCTTGGCCACGAAAGCCTCCGAACTTGGTGCTAAACTTGGGCCAGTTAATCCTGAGCTCTAGTTTGTTCTCCGAGTGTAGCCGGTTGACTAGTCGGTTGAATATCGTAAGCCCTGTTGAGATGGAGTCTTTGCGGAACTTGGCTTCCCATTTAGGGTCTATTTCCTGCATGGCTTGGTCCAGCGTTACCATGGCTCTTCAGTCTCCTTGTTGGCTTTGGGGTTGCGGTATTTTGTTGGCTTGGGTTTGGCGATGGTTTGTACGTCCTCCCACCGCCGTCCATTGAGCCATTTAACTGGCGATGGGATGTGCTCTAGTTTTTTGTCTACCCATACAGTGTCGATGTGTGTTTTGAGGCCGCTCATGATTTTCTCAATTAGGGTGGAGTCTGGTTTGAGCTTTAGCCAGTAGGTGTATGCGATTCTATGGTCTAGCTGTCTTGGGTAGAGTTCCCAGAATTTCATGAAGGATGGGTAATATTTTTTGCTTAACTCTCCTTTTTTCTTACTGGGCTTTTTTCCTTTAGGAGACCCTCTACTATTCCGTGAGGAACACGTAGTGTTATCTTTCTCTACTTCTACTTCTATATCTGTATGACGTGTTTTGCTTCCGATAGGCTGTTTGCGTGCGCGTATTTCCAGCAACTTAGGGCAAACAATGGTGATAGATTCGCCGGAGATTCCGTGTAGATTGGGGCTAGATTGGAAGGAGATTAGGCCTAGATTGCGGCAAGATTCGAGGTAATGTCTGAGTGATGTGGACCTATAAATCTTTAACTCATTGCGCCAAATTGTCTCATCCAGGGTCACTGAGCACTTGTCTGTTTGGTCCATTTCGGAGGCTATGATTTCAAGAATAAGCAACCATCGTGCATAGCCTTCAAGCCCAAACCACTTCACCAAGTTTTGAACTTTTGGGTCGTGGCGCATATTAGTCATGTGCTTAAACCAAATCATTCTTCCTGTAGCTTCCGGCGTCGGTCATTTTCTTTTTCGAGTTTATCCGAGCAGGTCTTGCACAGGTGATACCGCTCTGACCTTGGATACCCAAAGTGAGCGGAGTGTATCTCTTCGGAATAAATGGCGATGATGTCTTTGCATTTGTCGCACACCATAACGATGTGCTCGTTGTGATACCCGTATTTGTCGTTGAGTTCGTCGGCAACACAGAATGACATTTGCCCACTCCAAATATCTGAGGGGCGACTACGAACATGCCGCCCCCCATGTCCGACAAGCTGGTGTACCCATAGGGTTGCTAGCCGAACTTAAAAACTTCTTACGGGAATTGTTGGGTACACCATGCAAGAAAGTTTAGCCTCAACGCCGCCGTTGACAAGAAAAAAATGGGTGGGGGCGAAAGGAGGCATCCAAACTCCCCCACCCTCTGGTTAGCGTAGCTGTTGCCACGCCTCCAGCTCTGCGTCTATGCTGTCCGGCTTGAGGTCGTTTAGCTTCCGCAGCACGATTTCTGCTTGGCTGAACTTTTTCGGAGTTCCGTCTTTGCTTAACGAAGGCTCGTATTTCAAGCCTGCTGGGTCACGGACACCTTTGACGCGGAGCTTTCCGTTGTCGTCTCTCCACTCTGAGCTCGCCTCTAGCAGGTCGCCAATCTTTTGCCCGTCTCCACCTGCGAGGTCCATCAGCCGGTCAATGATGTCCGACTGTGTGGACTCTTTCTCTTTCGCGGTTCGGTGAACGTCTAGGACGCCTTCAGATTTGCCCCTAGGAGTTCTCAGATTGCCCTGAGAGCGATTTTCTTTGGCTTGCTGGGGTCTCGGGCCACTTGATACCTCGTCTCTTTCAGGGTCATCTCCGCTAGGAACCATAAAAGTCTTTAGTATGAAGTACTTGTATGATCCGCTGAGCGATTTGTACACCCCCTTGTCCCCGCCTTTATCGTAGCCTTGTCCTGGCATGTTAGTTTGGACGAGTTCTCCAGAGTCGAGGTCCAACATGGTGTAGGTTGTTTTTGTTTCTGTTAGGTCCCCTTCTTTGCCCACGATTTCAGCGCTAGGTATGACCATGATCTTGTGTTTGACGCATAGTTTGGAGAACGCCTCCATGGCGTCTGACTCAAGCACGTAGTTGTAGTTGTGAAACGAGTTGAAGCCGTTTTTGGGTAGGCGATGGAGGTCTCCTGCTATGGCCAATAGTTTAGCAGCAAGGGACGTGAGCTTCACACTGCGTTGAGTCGTTTCAGCTTCCATACGTTGCCTCCTTGGTCAATGCCGATAAGGTTTTGAGCATCCACTTGGATTGTCTTTAGGCGTAGTTCATCGCTTTTTGGTTTTGATGTTTTCTTAGGAGAGTTGGTTTTCTTTTTTCTCCCTGGCAAAAGCAGGTGGGAGTTTTTTGTTGCCCAGTCTTTTAGCAGTTCTCTGTTGAATAGAAACCGGTTGTTAAGGCGCTTGCATGGGAGGCCGCTATTCCGCCTCCATCGCGTTAGTTGGTTGTAAGAGCACCGCAAGTATCTGATGGCGTCGTTAGCTCTCCAGTTCCAACGGAACACTTTGACTTCGCTTGCCTCGTGATGGTTTAGGTTCATTGTCGGTCTCCTCTTCAAGGGTTAGTTTAGTTGGGAGCTCTTCCTGCATGGGGGGCTCTGGCTTGCCACCCACGAATTGGTACAGCTCCATTGCGGACTTAAAGGCGGCAATGCCTTCCATAGTCTGTTCAATCGAAAATGGGATCCACTGGTACCCCTTTTTCGTTGTTGATTTTAGGTGCAGGATGCCCCCATGGACGAGGTCTATCTCCTCCTTGGCATCCCAAAAGAATTTCGTATAGGCAGCGACTTGTGCCTTATGTGATGGGTAAATCCCTGAAGAGGTTTTAATGTCTACTACATAGACCTTGCCGTCTATTTCGCAGATTATGTCTGCCCTTCCGGCGGCGTATTGGGCTGAAACAAACTGCTCTACGGCTATGATTTTTGGCTTGGTCTCTCGATACCAGCCGACGAACCCTTCCACCATTTTGATTTCATCTTTGCCATGTAATCTAGGTTCCGGGTACCAGACACTTTCTTTCATCAAGACTTCGCAAGCAGCGTGAACTTTAGTTCCCCGTTCTGCTGCTTCATCTCTTATTCGGTCAGCTGTTTCGGCGTCTGGTTGGTTTTTGAGCCATTTGGTTAGGCCGTAGCTTGTTGGGAATCCTAGTTTTAGGATGGTTGTTACTGAGGGTACCCAATGTTTGCCGAGCCAGTACCATCTGAGTCCGGCTTGTTCACGTGTTTCTCCGATCTCTGGTACGGCGGTCATGGGTATCTCCTTTTAGGATGGTTTTGATTTTGGCTCCTGTTTCCTTGCCTTGGTCGAACGCTTTTTTGCAGGCTCCAGCCCATGTTATGGTGACTGGTGCGTCAAACATAGCTACGCACAGCCCATCTCTGAAGGCTGTAGTGACCATGCGGTCGAGGTCAATCTCAGTGTTTGCTGGGAGATTTATCTTCATCCTGATCTCCAAAGACTGAGTTGTATGTGGTTTGCAGGATGCGCTCTATACTATCGAGGTGGTCTCTTAGAGACTTCAGCGCTGTATTGGCTCCATCGAGGAAGCCCTTGCCGTATTGGCCGTGTTGTGTGAAGTCGTCAGCGTTGGCAGTGGTGGATTTGACAATATCGTCGCATGTTCCTCTAAGGTTCTCCAGCGTCGTCTTTGCCAGCGAAATCTCGAAGTCCAAGATTATTTTGTCTTTTTTTCCAGTCAAGAAGTGCCTCCTTTCGGATTCGATACCTTCCGCGCGGGACGAACCGCACGGCGCATTGTCGGATGCCTCCAAGGTCTTTTTTCAGGTAATGGATAAGTAAGTTCCTGCTTATCCCAAGGATCTCAGCGGCCTCAGTGGTACTAATGAACTCCATTAAGGACTCCTTTTACTAGTTTTGAACAATTTGTCAAGTTTCTCTCTAGCGTCACAAAGAAACTTAAACATTGTGGCAACGATTTTCATATCGTGTTCATCGAGTGGGGAGAAAACCATCATGTCGAGGTGTCCTTTTAGTCTCAGTCCCAGTCGGTGGTCGTCCAGCTCGATCAGTTGATAGCGGGTTTTCATTGGTTGTATCCTCCCATGAAAAGCGTGGTAATTCCTTGATTCTTTTGACTTTATATCCGTTGGCTTTGAACACTCTATACATGGATAGTTCGCAGTCATTGAGTCCGACCATGACGAAGTCGGCTCCTGGGATTGTTGGGTCGTTGTATATGACCTCATAGCGTTTCATGGATGCCTCCTTTCGGTTGGTGTGTTGTTATCGGTGGATAATGCCTTTGCAGACGTATTTCCTGCATTTTTCAATGGATGGGACGAGGACGGTTGTATATGGGGCGATGACTCCGCCCATAGCCTGGTCGTGTTCTCCTATGAGCTCGTAGCCGTCAGGGCATATATTGTCTGCTGCTTCAGTCCAGAACCTTTCAGTGCGGCAATTTTCGCAGCACAGTGTGAACATTTCGCCTTCCCATGCTCGGAGCACAGGTTTAGCGCAGCCAGCTAGGGTTAAAAGTGCAAGGATAATGCAGAGGTAGCGCATGTTAGTCCTCCTTTCTGTATGCTGGTCGGTTGGTCATTGGTGGGTTTGGGTTTGTTGTGAATTGGATTTGTCTTAGAAGTTCTTTGGCTTTGGTTGTGTGTGGTCCTCCTTTTTTGATGGCTTCCAGTGCTTTGGTTGCCAGGTCGTTGATGTAATCATCTTGTTCTCTGAGTAATTGTCTTAGTCCTTCGGCGGTAATGGTCATTTTGTTCTCCCCATAACCTCGTATGCGAGTCCGGCCATCATTTGGATGGGCAGTCTGGCGTATTTTGCTTTGCTGTTTTCGCTGATATTTTCCCAGACTGCTTTGATGGCGTTGGCTGTGAAGAGGTCGATCATCACGCCATCTATTTTGGCGTATTGTTTGTTGTTAATGATATTGATAACTTTTTGGATCTTGTTGGTCATAAAGTCCTCCTGTCCTTCGAAGCACGCGTTTTTATTACCATCCCCAGTCTCGCTCGTGAGCTGTTTCGAGCGTGCCGCAGTAGTGGCCCCTGTGGATAACTCCATAGGCTTTGATTCCAAAGATATTGCCGTCTTTGTCGATCATGTATTTACCCGAGGTGCCTACATCGACTTTGGTGTATTTCCTGCCAGGGACAATGCGGGTCCGTGCGTTGGCGATGTTTGCGTCGCAGGCTAGGTCCATTTTGTGGAGTCTTGCGATTTGGTGTTCCTCGACTAGTTTGGCGAACTCTTTAATGGTCATTACGGCCTCCTTTTATAGGGTTTATTCCATTTCCCTAGATGTATATGGTAGTAATAATTGGGAATTGAGCCATAGTCGGCATCTTCAACGATGGTTCGGACTGGTTTGGTCTCAAGGATGGTTGCCTTGATGGTATTCAGGAGCTCCAGGGCCTCCCCTTCCCAGTTAGTGTCTAGGTAGTAGTGGTTGATTTGGAGGTATGGTTTGAGTCTGAGGGTTGCTTTTTGGTCCTCGACCTCTTGGTCGGTTGGCCAGTGTCCGTATTTTGGTGGGAACAGCATGTAGTCAGTGAAGTCTATTGGTCCGGCCATGATGGCCACTGTTACGCTTGAGTGGTTGCTGCTTTTCGAGACGGACAATTTCCAGTCTGGGAGTTTGTCTTTGAGGGCCTTGCGGATTGCCCGGACCTCTTCGGTGTATATGTATGGCATCATTTGCCTCCTTTCGTCTCGAAGTAACCATTGCAGGCTTTGAGCCAACCACTTAGCTCAAGAGCCCAGTCATGGTTAGTCTTGCCGGTAAGGTTTTTGAACCAGTGTTTCCAGCCGGTTTTTCCGCCATCGGTGTATTTCATGTTGATAAGGGCGCGTCCGTTGTCCCGAATAGAGATGTAATCAACGGTACCATTGGCCTTGATCCGGGTTAACCGAGCGATTTCGTTGCCATTTGCTGACAGTTTCGCCATTTCATGCCTCCTTTTTAGTAAAATTCGCGTTCCATCTTATCCGTAGCCGGTTCAGTGGGTTTATCAGCGCAAACGTAGCAGTAGGTCTCGGTGTGTCTCATTGTTGCCTCCGTTTCTTTTGGTTTCCTTTCCATCCATCTTTAAATTACCAGTTCTCACAAAGAGAGTCAAGAGAATAATGAACACAAAGAGAACAAAGTATATCTTATAGTGTTGTTGGTGATAATTGTGGTAAGGTTGGTTCGTGCCAAAGGCAAAGAGATCACTCTCCCGCCCACTGAAAAAGCGCGGGCGGAAGGGAATGTACAACCAAACGCGCGTTGCGTTGATCTGTAACGCAATCGCTAAGGGCAACCTTATTCAGACAGCCGCAGCGGCCGCAGGCATCAACAAAGCCACACTCTATGAATGGAAAAAGAAGTACCCAGAATTTAACGACGCCATAGAGCTCGCTGAAGCAGCCGCAGAAATGGAACTGCTCAATGTACCATGGGAAGCAGCGACTAAAGATAAAAACTGGCGAGCCGCACTAGAACTCATGCAACGACGTTTCCGCAAACATTGGGCACCATCCAGCGAAAAACTACCACCCACTCAACCCATTACAATCAACTTCAACCTGCCCCGCCCCGCTCACGTCCTGACCGTAGACTCCACAGCTAAACACCTACCACAAAACACAACTAACCAAACCAACAACCAAACAAACAATACCTCCAAAAAATAAATAACAAGTGAAACAAAAAAAACAAAATACGAAAAAAATGGAGGGGACGGGCCATAGCACCGAACATGGACCCGACCGGGTGGTCAGTCTGGAGGACCACAAAGAGTCTAAGCGTTTGGATTTACTGGAGAACTTTAGAGACTGGCTTGCCGGTGCTTTGGTTGAATGTGATAACGAGGAAGTGTTATCAATGTTTTACACCTTACACGTTGATATTGCTAAGGATTCGGACGGCCTATTAGTCCACGTCACTGGTACTTACGAGTAATCCCTTAATAGTTTCGGGCGGTTAAGGCCAAAGTTTACATAATGCCTATTATGCGACGTTGGCTGGCGGGGGGCTATAATTGTTTCACGTGAAACGTATGGTAGCGTAATGTATGGCACCCTAAATAGCTGATTTTATTAGGAGCAAATAACTATCGGCATTTAACCTCGCCCGCGCATATAAGAGGTCCCACCCCGTCAAACTCGTCTCTTTCGTTCCGCACCGCGTCATAATCTTTATATAATGGGTCCCATCTGTGGAGTTATTTTCTTTTCAGAATACTGTGGGAAGGTGTTTTTTCTTGTCATCAATACTCACCCTGTGGAATACTGGGGTTATCTATGAAAAGAGATACAGACAGTAAGGTAATAGACAGTGGTGATATGCTTTTGAGTTTAAGGGAGGCTGCTAGGCGTTTAGGGGTGAAGCCTGCCACGGTTAGGACGTGGGTATGGCGAGGTCGTGTGAAGCCGGTGAAGGTTGGTAATCGGAACATGTTTCGTTTGAGTGATGTGGAGCATTGGGTACGTGAGGGTGTATGACTGTGGCATCTAGTTTCACGTGTACTGATGCGTCGCAGATGGAACAAACCCTATGAGAGGACTGGTGGAGATGAACCCGCGTGTTTGACTCCATTTTTCACGCGGGAAGGTCTGCTCAGTCACGGTGGCTGTGTGGGCCGGGTCTGCGTGAACCGGTTGCTAAGTCGCAGACCTTTTGGCGTGGGGCGGCTGATCGGCGTTTCGGTCGCCCTTGCGCCTACAACACTAAGTCCTTGGGGGCGGTGACTGAGTTTAACTTTCATTTAAGAAATGAAAACCCTAACACCTTGGAAACTGCCCCCTTGGAGACAACAAAAAGCTTTAATAACGATCTGCACTACTAAAGGAAAACGGCGAACGCTTTAATAATGGAGGCAATTATTGGTGGGCGGTCCTTAGCAGGCGAAAAGGGGAAATAGCTCGCCCTGAATGATGGCCGGAAAAGGATAACCAAAGGGAACAACCGCCGCCCACTGCATTAAATGGAGGCAATATGACTGAGCTAGAAGCAATCCAAGAACGAGTAGCGAGATACAGGAAAGCAGTCATGGTCCTTGTGAAAACACTGGAATATTATGCAGACGAAACCTACGACCACGAGAACGGACCAGAGCCAGCACAGATGGCCATAGAGGATGTCCGTAAGATACTCAGCGGAGAGAAGTGATGGCATCAATCATGAGCATGGTAAGGAAGTTGAAAAAGGCGCGTGGGGAGATGGCAGACCATGAAGCTTGGTCGTGGTGTCCTGAAGATACGAAGGAATACCCAAATAGAGAGGAAAGTAATTTGTGAACAAAACATTCCACGATAAGTTCAGAGCTAACATGCAAGCCCTTGGTCTACCGGCACCAAAGGAACTGTTCGCCACGCTCGCAGCCACACTGGCCACACTCAAGATGGCTGTCTCCCTTATAGGGAAACTGGGCAAAGGAGCTACTGTAGCTGAGGTATTCGGGGCAGGTATCGCCGCAGAGAAAATGGCTCTCATAGCTGCACTACCAGCTATCTACTACCTGGGAGCCTGCATAGGATCTCTAGCTGTAGCTACCGGAGAGAAACTGGCAGACCAAGTAACATACCCGTTAACCACCGCGCTTAACACCTGTAGCAAGCACGAGATCCCCTGGGTTGAAGCGCTGATGCACTCCGAGAACAGGCCGTTTAGAAAGAAGCAGAGGATAGCATGACTTGGGTAATTGTAACTGCGGTGACGCTACTTGTACTTTCGATTGTCGTAGAGGCTAAGGTTTTGCTGGTCCTTTACGGCGCCGCGCTGGCTGTCGGGATCGTGATCTTTTGCATTGATAGGATGAAGAGATGAGCAGCTTTATAGATGACTTAAAATGCATCGGAGTATGTCAAGAGGCGATCAAGTGGGCAGCCAACTATAAAACGATAGAGGAAGCATGGAACGTCTGTGACAGAGGAGACTGGTTACTCTGGTACGCCGGGAAGATGGCAGGTAAACCAGGTAGTGATAGCCGCAAGAAATTAACTCTAGCTGCTTGTCAATGTGCCAGGCTGGCTCTGCCATATACAGACGATGATAGAGCAGAACAGGCTATAGTCATAGCAGAGCAGTGGGCTCTTGGGGATGAGTCTGTGACGCTTAAGGATGTTAAAAAATGCGTCTCAGCCGCCTACAACACCTACGCCGCCTCCTACAACGCCTACGCCTCCTACGCCGCCTACGCCTCCGCCTACGCCTCCTACGCCGCCTACTACGCCTCCTACGCCGCCTCCTCCTGCGCCGCCTACTACGCCGCCGCCTCCTCCTACGCCGCCTCCTCCTACGCCGCCGCAAAGAAAGAAGTTTTGAAACAGTGTGCAGATATAGTCAGAGAGTTTTACCCAGAACCGCCGGAGGAAAGCGATGAAACTCCCACAGATTGAAGAGCTGAAGAGGTTGGCAACAGACGCAATTTCTCTTGGTAAACAGGTCAACGCTAGTTGGGAAGATTGGTATAAGCCAGGAAGTTTCCCCGATAAGATAGGAGACATGGTAGACCAGCATTATATCGCCAAAGTAAGTCCTGAAACGATACTTGAACTCATTGAGTATATTGAAAAGCTCGAAAGGCTTGTTGAGGAGACACGGAAAGCACCTTGCATATATTGTAGTGGGGGCATGGATGACTGACAAACTCCAAAAGTTCACGAAAAGGAGAAAGTCGATGAAAAGGACAATAGAGATTAGTGAAGAGACTTACGAGAACATCAAAGACCAACTAGGTGAGGAGTGCATGAAAGACCTAACAAGCCTCGATGACCTCGTTGGAGAAAAGTGGTTTTTCCGTACCGTGACATACCACTTGGTTGGTAGAGTCAAAAAACGCATTGGCAACTTTTACGAACTGGAGGACGCGTCTTGGGTTGCCGACTCTGGCAGATTTATGAACGCCATCAAGGATGGTGAGCTAAATGAAGTTGAGCCAGTAGGCAGGGCGCTGATTAATCTCGACTCCGTTACCGATGCGTTCCCGTGGGTTCATCCACTACCCATAAAACAGAAATGAAAATTGCGATGTTAGAAATCGGGAGCAGGAGCAGGAGCGGGAGCTGGAGCAGGAGCTGGATCTGGGGCGAGATCTGGAGCCATTGAACCTACAACGAAAAGAGCAAAAATGATTAGGTTGCCTGGATATTACACTTCGGGGTCGAGGTCGTGGTCGCGGTCGGCGTCTGGGGCGTGGTCGGGGTCATGGTAATCAAACCCACATGGACGGCCGCGAGGTTAATTCATGGGGATGATGACTAGGGAAGTGGTCGTCCGTGTGGGGGATAAAGGAACACAATGAAACCAATTAGAGTCTGCCATGTAGGAGCTCACCGCTGCCCACGAACCCTAAAGCTGGCCCACGTCCAGCAAAAGCGAGGTGAGATCATCCCCTATAGGATAGGCTTCCAACAAGGGGCATCACAAACCGTTGCTCCCTTCGAGAAGATCATAGAGCCTTCAACACTCCCAATTAAAACCGAGCCAGGCCAACCACGCATAGAAGCCAAAATACTCAAGCTCGATGAGGCCGTAAAGGAGATGGACTCCATAGTAGACCTTTACCAAGCCCATAACGAACCCGACTGGATAGTCGAGAGGCTAAAGGAGAGGACAAAAAAGCCAGTAATATGGGACCTCCATGACCTAAACTCTTTGCGGGAAGGGGTCCAAAAAAAGGATGAGGCTAGGGCGTTTGAACTAGCCGATGCCATAATCGGTGTTAACCCCTTTCTCCTCGACCTTGCTAAGCTCAAACTCAGTAGGGACATTCCAACAACCTGGTATAGGACATGGGCTCCACTCGACTGGTTTCCAGAGCCAGTGGAAGAGCCCACAGGACCAGACTTCATCATGGCCACAGCCCTAAGACCAGAGCCAGGACACTACCGCTACTTCTATGAGACCTTTGAGACCATTGTTAACATGGGCTACTCTCTTACCTGCTTCTCTGGCTATACAACGCTCCCAGAGCCATATGCTAGCTGTAAAGCCAATATCGTCCCGCCAACAGACGCTATTAGTCTGATTAAACGGTTTTCAGAGGCCAAAATGGGGCTGTGTGGAGGCCTAGTGTTTAGCCCCTATATGTCCCTCGCTGATCCCAACAAGCTCTATGAGTATTATGCCGCAGGCATCCCAGTTGTATGTCTTGGGCGCCACCATAGACTCAGAGAAACCATTGATGAGCACAATACAGGAGTCTGTGTCGACTTCCTAAACGAGCTGCCAATGGCCGTTGAAAAAATCCAAAAAGATGACCTGCGCCGCAATGTGCGAGAGGTTAGACACCTTTTCACCATGGACTCCCAGCATGATAAGATCAGAGACTTCTATAAGGAGGTGCTGGATGGCCAACCCTAATGAGCGCATCAAATTCCAATGCAATAGCTGTATGACTGCATTTGGGGTGACGCGGGGCGTTTATGATAGTATGCAACGCTGTCCAGTGTGCGGTGAGGAGCTAAAGCGTGACTGTAATTCAACACGACTACAAACCGAACCCAACACAAATAAAATTCCACTCAAGCAACCGAAAATATAAAGGCTTCAAAGGATCTAAAGGAAGCGGGAAAACAAGGGCCTTGGTAGAGGAGGTCATGGCCCTTAACTGGGAGTTCCCAGGTAACCGAGGCATCGTAGCTCGTAAAGACTTCCGAGACCTAAAGGAGACCACCTATCAATTCTTTGAGGAGTATTACCCAAAAGAGCTGATCCTAGACAGGAACGAGGGACACTTCTTTTGGCTAGTACGCTCCAAAGACCCTAGCAACCCATCGCGTATCAAGTTCTCCCACTGTAAGGACCCCAAGAGCTTTGAGTCTGGGGAGATCGGGTACTTCGCATTTGACGAGGCTGACGAGATTCCAGAGGAGACCTTTAAAGTCCTGCGAACACGCCTTCGCCGTAAAGGGATTGCCCTATATGGACTCATGGCATTTAACCCCACCGATGACGTACACTGGCTCTATAGGTTTTTTGTAGAGGACCCCATAGAGAAAGACCGCGAGGACAGAGAGCTGTTCTCCAATAATACCTTTGAAAATGCCGAAAACCTGCCCAATGGATACATTGACGAGCTCAAAGACACCTACAAGAACCCAGAGGAGCTGAAACGATACCTATATGGGGAATGGGGCTCTGTGTCATCAGATAGGGCCGTCTACCCATCATTCGCACCAGAATTTCATATATCACAGGAGCCCATCGAGTTTACCGCAGGAGCTCCACTGATACGGTGTCATGACTTCGGAATGTATGCAGCCTGCTCGTTTATGCAGATTGTCAATGGACAACTAAGGATCCTTGCCCCCGAGATAATGGAGTTTGGCAAAGGGGCAGAGCAATTTGCGCCTATTGTCCTTCAAAAGAGCCTGGACCACTTTGGAGTACCACACATCATTGACGTGTCCGAACCATATGCCACCACAAGGTCCACAGCTGATGCGTCCTTAACGTGTGCGTCCGTCTACCGGCGCCACGGGATAACCCTGAAGATAGGCCGACACTCCTTTGCAGAGCGGATCTCCGCAGTAGAATACTTTCTCTCCCGCAACATACAGGGGGAGCCAGCCCTAATTGTGGATAAAAGGTGCAAAATGATATGCTCTGGATTCAAAGGAGGCTATCGGTTCGAAGCATCAGCTACAGAGCGACGCGGCGTTGATGTAGAGGATAACGAGTATACACACCTTGCCGACACAGTTCAGTTCGGGGCCTGCTTCGCATTAGGCAAAATAAGCCAAATGAGACAAGGGCCAATGAAACTTAAAGCACCACGCTACGAATTTAGCCACGATTGACCCATATATATAATGTATGGTAGCGTCTCTCCGTGAGGCCAGAGTACCCGACCTGTAAGTTCTGCGGCCGGTTCCTGGATCTTACCAGGACAATCGGCGTTTGTGTTTGGTGCCTCGCTCAATATGGGCACGAAGAAGAGCGTTCTTCTATGAAGGGGCCACGGTATGAGTTTGGGCCGCCCCCGGAGGAACGCGATGACCGACCAAGAATACGTTAACATAATCCTCTCTTACATAGAGCACTCCAAAGAGAAAAAAGAGAGGCGCCGCCAAAAGAATGACTTCAACTGGCGGATGTATCAACACCTCCAGAATTACGAGCACAAACAGCCAGGTCAGTCTCGCGAGTTCATACCACGTATGGCCCTGCAACTGGAGCAGCTGGTCACTACCATCGCCTCCGGACTTACTGCCGGCAATGATGACTTTTTTACCGTTGATGACGGCCGTGAGCCTGACCCCCTGTTTAATCGACATATGATTAAAATCCTCTTGGGGTATGAGCTCTTTAACGCCGACATCATCTCTGTCATAGCCGAGATGTCTAAATATATGGGGCTTGAGAGCTGTGGGACACTCAAGGTTGGCTCACTGATTCATGGGGTACCTAGATTTAAGGCCGAACGTGGCAACCCTGTGGTCGAGGTTCAGGGCGTTGTTCAGCCTAAAGTTAAGGTCAAAAAAGACCACTTCAAAATGTGGAAGCTGTTTGTCGACGTTATTCCATTTGAGGACTTCGATACTGACCCAACGCCAAACCCTGGCGGCAGACCACTATTCGAGATCCATAGCGTTACACGTGACCTCCATGACCTTATTGAGACAGCTGAAGATGAGGGCGTCTATGACATGAAGGTCATAGAGTCCATCCAAGATGAGTTTGTCCGAGAGGAAGAGGAGAGGGCTAAAGAGCAACACAAGAACGAGCCAGAGGTTGGGCGTTTAAAGTACAGGAAGCCCGTAACAGTCAGGGAGTTCTGGGGGACCATGCTGGACATGGGTACTGGACGCGCCAAAGAGAAAAACGTGGTTTGCGCTATAGCCAACGATAAGTACCTAATTAGGCCACCCGAGAAAAACCCAAGATGGGATGGCGAGTCACCATTTGTGCGAGCGGCCTTGATTGACATACCTAAGAGCGTTCATGGCAAGGCAATCATGGACGCACCAGCACAGATGAACAAGACCTATAACGAGCTAATGTCCCTGCTTGAGGATGGGGCAATGAACGAGGCCAACAATATTACCCAACTCAACGTGGATGGCCTTGAGGATCGTTCGCAAGTGTCTGATCGTATCCCACCTGGTACCACTCTGCTCACCAATTCGTCGCTACCAGCAGGGGTTCCTGTGCTTAATACGGTCTCAACAGGACGCGTTCCAAGAGACTCTATGGCAATGCTAGAGGTTATACGAAACCATGGTGATGAGGCAGCCTTCAGCAATGAATTGCGTTTAGGACAACTTCCTGCCCCAGGCGTGAAAGCTACCTCCATCAACCGTGCGGAGGGTGCTCTAGCCGGCATCTTCGGTGGGTTGTTGCGAATTTTAGAGGACAAGGCGATTGTCCCCCTACTCGAAAAGTGCTGGCTAGAGATCCTTCAAAATGTCCGATCAGAGTACTTTCTTAACAGGGAAGTAGTAGCCCTAATTGGTGAGGAAGCAGCAAACGTTCTTTCTCAGATGTCCCCAGAGGAAAGGTTTGCTAGAGGCGCGTTTGCAGGCAAGGTGCGTGTAAGAGGCCTGTCCAGCTTTATCGCAAGGCTCAGAGAGTTCCAAAAGTTGGTCCAGCTGCTCGGCATTATCGGTGACTCACCACAGCTAATGTCTGAGTTTCAGCGCGAATACTCGATGACTAAGCTACTAGGAGAGATCGTGAAAAACTCCGGCATCCGGGAAGAGGCCATTATTATGACTGATGAGGAGAGACAACAACGTAGGCGCGAAGGACAGGTCCAAAACCTAATCCAAAAAGCTATGGGAGCCATGGAGGGTGGTAATGGAGGAGAGCGCCCAGGGCCAAGGAGAAACCCGGAGGCAGAGGCTCAAGTAGAGTCTACTGGCCCGTTTGCCGAGGAGGAGTAAATGATACTTAGGGAAATAGATTTGACACCCATGATGTTGAACTTTGATTTTCGAAACTTTCTGGAGATCATGATGCTTTTAACCAAGCTCCAGGATGAAAGAGAACAAATGTTTCCACAAGCACCTATGGGGCATTTTGGCCGTCGGGCTGATAACACAGCACAGTTTCAGTCTTTGTCCTCGCTGCCGTTTGGCGGGACTTTCGAGGGGTAGATGGCCAGTTACGAATCGGGGCATACAGAAGTCGATAAGGACGATGCGCTTACTGATGAGACTGGTGGCGTATTAATCCATGGCAAAAGCACTGGGGACGGCACAGCTAAGCCAGTAGCTACCGATGATGATGGGCATCTTCAAGTAGATGTCCTATCAGGTGGTAGCGGAGGTACAGAGTACACAGAGGACGAGGCCGCCGCTGCGGATCCTGTAGGTGGGGTTCAAGTCCTTGTAAGACAAGATACGCCGGCAGGTCTGGTTAGCACAGATGGCGACAATGTTGCTAGGCGAGGCACAAATTATGGTGCCGCTTTCTCTCAAATCTTGGACTCAGCCGGGAACTTTGTCGATACCTTTGGTGGTGGAACACAATACACAGAGGGTGATACTGATGCGTCTATAACTGGAACGGCCATGCTTGGTGAGGCGCCAGCCGACACCCTGGAAGTTTTACAACTTGACGCAAGCAAGAATTTAAAGACTACTCTACAGACCTCTATCCCAGCTGGCACTAACAATATCGGAGATGTCGATGTATTGACCCTACCAAAGGATGGCCAAGCCACCATGGCTAACTCCATCCCTGTTGTGTTGGCATCAGATCAAAGCGCAGTCCCTGCTAGTCAAAGTGGAACGTGGAATATTAACGACATATCTGGCACCATTAGTCTCCCAACTGGAGCGGCAACTGCTGCTAATCAGCTTCCAGATGGTCACAATGTAACTGTAGATAATGCCGTTGGTGCGTCTGCTGTAAACATCCAAGACGGCGGCAATGTTATCTCAGTGGATGATGGTGCAGGTAGTCTTACTGTAGATCAGGGCACGCATGACAATCTCAACTGCAATGCCAATGTCCAGGTTGGCGACGCTGACAACAGCGAGACCAACCCAGTTTTTATTGGGCATATAGCCGAGTCATCATGGACAACACCAACAAACATTGTAACCACCTATGATGACGGAACAAGCTATGCTACGTCGCAAACATCAGCTGCTATTACTAGAATAGCAGGTTGTTTTTATGCTGACGTGTCTATTGAGCTAAGCAAGGCTAATTCACCGACAGATTTGCGCATTTATATCCGAGAGGTTGGTGCTGGAGCTGGCAGCGCCCCAGTCCGTGATGGGTGGCAATCTCTTTGGATTTATGACGATACGATTATCGGCAGCGGGTTCCATGAGAATCTTAGAGTTCGTATCCCGGCCGACAATTTTGATATTTATGTTGTCGGAACTGGCCTTTCGGCGTCTGCAACATTCACGATTGATGCCTTCAGGATTAAGCAAATTTCGGCAGTGTAATGGCTGGGTTCTTGGCAGTATATAGCCCAGGGTCATACCAACAGGTCTGGAGTGCGGCGATAGGTAGTCCTTGGAATTGTAACGCTGTTTGTTGGGATGGTGAGCTATTTTGGGTTGGTTCGTCGTTTTACATATCGGCGTACAAGGTGGATGATTCTGGAGCACTGAAGAACGCATATTTTGTTTCATCTAGGATCGTCGCAAACAACATACAAACCGTGAACGGGATTTGCGCGGATGGCGATGCCCTCTATATAGCCGTAGCCGTCAGGAATGGGACTCCTCCTGGGCCACACACATACGGGACAGGTATATATAAAATTAGTCGCAACGCAAAAAGGCTCAGACAAATTAATGGCACTGGCAAGGGGACTCTTGGGAACGCAGAGGAGAACTATCAGGATATCACGTTTGACGGTAGGCAGCTTACAACAATGCGAGACCCAAATGCCGCTGGCACCCAATACACCTATGACTATCACCCCGAAGGCGGTGCGTCATCTCTTAGGCCGACAACAATGTCTCAAGAGTTGCGCGCTATTGCCTGGAACGGGAAGCATCATTTTGTTGTGCGTGAGCGTAGTGGTGGATTGTTGGCGGATGTGTTTGATCTTATGGATCGTGATGGAAACTTTTTGAAATCTGGTGGTAACTTAAACTTTAAGACTGTAACGGGTTTAGACTTTGGACAGTTTGAGAACAACAGGAGGATGGGTCCTCTTGGCAGTCTCAATGGGAAGTACATAGTAACTGTTTATAACTAGGAGGAAGAGATGGCAGCTTTCGAAAAAGAGAACATTAACCAGCTTATTGTCAACAGTGAGCAAATGTGGGCTTGGTTGCAGGCCAATGTTCCTGGGGGTATTTTAGATGGTTGGGATTATGTTGATCTTGATCTGTCGTGGTTTTTTGTTCCGCACCCTAATGATTCAAGCAAGCTAGTTGTTAGGAAAAAAGCAGAGCCGGCTTAACGCAGGGAGACAAAAAGCATGGCAGCCTTTGAACAAAAGCGTATTGACGAGCTTCGCATGGGCAAAAAGGACTTTTTTAATTGGGTCAAGAACAACGTCCCTGGTGGGATCTTGGATGACTGGGATTATGATACCAACATGGACCCACAGTGGTTCTTTGCCCAGGACCCGGAGGACTCGACCTATATCGTTATTAGAAAGCTCAAGCAGGATGTGTAATGGATAGGGAGTTTGTGGATAAGCGCCGTAAGGTAATAGTCCGACAGCTGATTGCCTTGCTTAATGAGGGGAAGCTCTCTTCAGACCGGGCCAATGCCCTAGTGGGTAGATTGGCCGAAGTAGAGGAAATAGAGCGTGAACAACAAAGACGGGTGGGAGAAGAGATACGGAGAGCGAAAAATGTGCCCGTTGGTCAGAAAACACTTCCACCACAGATATAATGTATGGTAACGTCCCCTACCATAGGGAGTGACAAAAATCGTCACCTTGAGGAGGTCCAATGGACAAGGCAGGTGAAACTCCTCAAGAAGTGGAAAGCCTAGAGGGTCATCCGCTTCAAGAGGAAAGTCCAGCCCCCACCGACCAAGAGCCGGACAAGCCAACGGAACCCGCGTTCGAATACAAGGGTAGCGTGCTGTCGCCCGAGGATGTCCAATCTAGGCTAAAGCAGCTAGAGGAACTGGATAAACTGCGGGGCAAGCAAGGTTATCAACTTGGTCAAAAGGACCAGGAGATCACTCGGCTCCGGGATGAACTGTCTGAATTAAAGGGCCAGGTCAGCGTGCTAACCACGCAGGCCGGGTCTGGAGAAGAGGACGAGGACTACGCATCGCGTCTTTTCGACAACCCAAATGAGTTCCTGAAGCAGTATGGCGACAAAATCAGGGATTCGGTGTTGGAAGAGGTTCGGGGCGAAGCAAAGCAAACTGAGGCACAGAAAGCCAAGGTGGCGGAAATGCAGGCCCAAAATAACGCGTTAGTAGACAAATTCTTCCATGATTATCCAGACTTAGATGACTTCAAAGACGAGGTGGCGTTGGTTAAGACCCGCCTTGTTCCGATAGCTGAGAGAGAGGGTTGGGACATAGACTATTCGCTTCAGAGGCTTGCGGAGGAAAGCCGCAAATATGTAATTGAACAAAAGCGAAAGTATCTCGGGAATGGGCAACCATCCAGCCCTCCTCATGTGGAGCGTGGTGTTGGGGAGTCTGCGTCAAGAGGCGCTGCTACCATGACAGCCATGGACATGAGGAAAGCTCACAAGGAAGCCCTAGACAAAGCACGCAATAAGATCAAAAGAAGTCACTCTGTGAAATTGAGCTAGTCTTTAATTTTCATAGGAGAGCGATATGTCTCAGACTTGGACATTCGACGCTCCCACTGGAACCTATAAAGACAACAAGCTCTCGGCGCGGGTGTTTGCTGCTGCCGTCACAGACTCGAAGGTCTTGCAGTTTACCCCGGATGTCGAGGGTGGCATGGGTAAAGGTGTGGGCGAATCCGTTACAATGACGCGGGTTGCCAATCTTACTCACCCTACTAGCGCACAGCTAGTTGAAAACGTGAAGATTCCAGAGGACACTTTCTCAATCTCGACCACGAAAATCACTGTGGCTGAGTTTGGTCGTAAAGTGGCCTGGACTTCATTGTCCTCAGACCTCTCTCATTTTGATTTGCCGCAGGCTATCGTTGATAAGCTGCGCGATCAGATGACTCTGGTTATGGATACGGTGGGAATCACCGCGTTTACAGGGTGTAAGGTTAAGGCAATCCCAACAGGTGAGTCGGCTTTGACGTGGGATACTGATGGTACTGCTTCAACTGCCGCAACCGTGAACCTTAACTATTATCATCTTGAGCAGATTCGAGACTATATGTACTCGACTCTGTGGGTGCCGCCTTTTGAAGGCGACGAGTATTTCTGTCTTGCATCGACTAAGGCTCTGCGTGGTATCAAGCAGGACCCCAAATTTGAGGTCTGGAACCGCTATACCAACATGGATGCTAAGGCGACTGGCGAGGTCGGGAAGATCGAAGGCATCCGATTCGTCGAGGTCGGGAATACCAACACGCTAAGCGGATCTAAGGGCACTGGCAGTGTTCTTGGTGAGGCAGTGGTCTTTGGTAAAGACGCCGTTCGCATGGCGAGCGTTGTTACACCTGAGATTAGGCGTGAGCAACCTGCTGACCTTGGTCGCTCGCACGCGGCTGGGTGGTATGGTGTGTTCCAATTTGGTGAGGTGTTCCCTACAGCTAACCAGGGTGAGTCCCGCGTTGTCCACGTGACAAGCTCATAAGGGGGTGGATAATGGCTTACCATGATAAGCATGTTTGGAACGGACAGACAGCCGACGACCTTTCGGCCACTGGTACCCACGCGGACATCTTCGCTCCAGGCGAGAAGGTGATTGTACACTCTGTTGGTGCGGTTGTTACAACCGTTATGGACGGGGCGGCTACTATCGCCGCAGACTTGGTGGATGAAGGGACCCGTGGCGACGCTAATGGTGGGTCGATAACGATTCCCACTACTACAGCAGTAGGCAAAAAGCTCGTTGACACAACTTCAACTATTTTCCCTCTGACTGTAGAGGCTGGTGACCACATTTATTTTCAGGTAACCAGCGCAGCTACGTCTGGAGGCTGTGTTTATTCAGTCACGTATGAGCTCATTCAAGAGACAATCGCGAATGATGATGACGTAACTGAGTCTGCGTAACACAAACGGGGGGGCCTTCGGGCCCCCCAAGTTTTTAGGAGGCACAGAACATGGCAGATTTGGCTGCTAGTGATGTCACTGTTACTACCCAACGGCGGGAGGACCGCAATGGGATGAAACTGTGGCAGGGTACCATTGCTTTCGGTGATGGTGCAAAGACCGTCCCTGCTACTGGCGTACCGTGCGCTATTGGTAAGTTTGGCTTTGCAAGGAGTCTCGTTCGTTTTGGTATGAATGAGTCAACGGCTACTGGGTATGTTCTGGAGTATGACAAGAGTGCAAGCACTTTGATGTTGATGTATGGCGACTATAGTTCGGCTACAGACAATGTTTTGATTAGTGCCGGCACGACTGCCCCAGCTTCAGCTACCTATGACTGTTGGGCCGAAGGTTATTAGGAGGTTTCATGTTTGATAAGAAGGTGCATCATTACGACCAAAAAGGACAAGTGGTTAAGGTGACGCCGTACACGTTGGTCCAGATTCATGGACGCCCTGATCTTTTTGTTCGTCCTGGGAAAATCAACAAAGCGTACTATGAGGATGGCTCTGAGTATGTGTTTGACACTATTCCTGAAGATATTCGGAAGCAGTTTAGGCTCATGCCGCCAGAGACTATCACAAAAAAGATCGGCAAAAGGGGTCCTCGAAAGGCCTACGGTAAGCGTACTGCACCTCAAATAAAGGCCAAGGAGGGAGAGGATGACTCATTTCGAAAGGCCGGTTCAGCACAAACAGGGGAAGTACACGGAGAAAACCAAGACATCGTTCGTGAGCCCAGCCTCGGGGAAGAATCTGGTCTTTCTGGGGGCGACAGTCAATAACCGCTCTGGCGGTGCGGCTATAGTAGGAGTAGGTTTTAAGCTCCACAATGACCGGTGGAAAGCCGGGCAATGGGATGACTCTGAAACAGCGTCCTACACGGATGACACGACCGACGCTCAAGATTCTGGAACTAACGACTTCGCTCTTTTCACAACCACAAACGATGATGGGTTTGTCGTTCAATCTCTCGATAAGTTCGGGATAATTGGTATCGACGTTACTACAGCCGAGGTTGGGTCACCTACCTATGTGGTTGAGTATTGGAACGGGACAGCCTGGACTGACTTGGGGACCATTGAAGAGCCCACTGATTACGATATTGCAGAGCACGCAATCGTGTTTTCGCCGCCCATTGATTGGACCGCCTTGGCTGCTGGGGATACCCCGGTTGACACAGATGGTCTAACGGCTGGTTATTACGCTATTAAGGTTGATGCTTCAGCGGCTCCGACGACGGCGCCTCTAGCAAAGACTCTGTGGGTAGCCAAGCTATATGACTATAAAGAGGCTGTGGCTGATAACGCTGTGCTCAACTTCAATGTAGAGGACTCGATTGGCGTGGCTTTGCAAGCGGGGGAGTCGATCATTCCTTATTTTGGGACGGCGGCTGCCACGAACTCGTTTTCGGTTCGTTACCGGGAGATTGGGTAATGGGAACGCATCTTCCAGATGATGAAACCATAGGGAAGCCAGAGGACAAGGGTACGACTCAGGAGGATTAGGGTAATGCCTGCCAAATCAAAAGCGCAGTTTCGCCTTATGAAGGGGATTGCGGAAGGCAGCATATCGCCAAAGAATGGTATTACCAAAAAGATGGCCAAGGAGTTTATCCAAGGTCAGTCTCCCAAAAGTCTGCCTCAGCGAAAGAAAAAGAAAAGGCGGTAGGCTGCATGGACAAGGAACTGAGGGACCGATTGGACATTATTGTTGATCGGCTGGGGGAAGTTCGTAAAGACACCGAGGTTCAGTCTGTTCAGATAGGTAACATCAACGAGAAGCTGGGTCGTGGTCGGGAGACATTTGAGGAGTTTAGGGGGCAGTTTAGCTCGATTAACTCCCATTTATCAGAGCTGAACTCCTCGATGGTTAGGAAGTTAGATTGTAGTGAAAAGCACAGTGAGCTCAAACAGCAAGTCTCTAAAGACAGGCGGATTTTATATGTTGTGGCGGCGGCTGTGCTTTTGGGGGGTGGAGCAGCTGCCAACTCTCCAGCGATAATTGAGGCTATAAGGATGTTTTTCGGTGGTAGGTAACATGCCAACAAACTGGAGAACCGTAAAGCTGTCGGATCATTTTGAGCTGGGCGAGTTTTTTTATTCTAAATCTTACCCAAGAGAAGCTGCTCTTCTTATTCCTACCGAGCATGTTTTGGATGATCTTTACGCGCTTTGTCAGTTGATTTTGGAGCCATTGCGTAAAGAGTATGGTCCAGTGGTTGTATTGAGTGGGTTTCGAGGGGTGCAACTTAATCAGTTGGTTGGTGGTTCTAAAACATCTCAGCATTTAAGAGGTAAGGCTGTGGATGTAACTTGTTCAAAGGTGCGCGACATGACTAGCGTGTACCATTGGTTGGCGCATAGCCGGCAGTGGCCAGGGGAGGTTATTCTCTATCCACGTAGCCAGTTTGTGCATATTGGGCTCCCCGAGTTCGGGGTAAAGGCAGACCATCTAATCAATAAGGAGTAACGTATGCCTGGCAAAGAAACAAAAATTACCTACAACCACGACGTTGCGGGCATTGTCCCGCGGATGGACCGCTTTACGCTGGAGTTGCAGCGCTGCGTGTCCAGCTCAACAAGTGAGTTCAACCAGTTCGACCAGACAAGGTTGGCTACCTATTTGAGTGCTTGGAGTGGTTACATTGATTGGGTGCAAAATCAGCCCCACTTGGACCTGCCCGAGTCGCACCCACGTGAGTACAACCTCGACAATGAGCCAGAAATGATCGACAGCGAATCTGAGATGGTTAATGACATTTGCCGTATCATCTCTGTGGCTCGCTGTGAGCTCATTAACTCGCAGTCCTCAAGGATGCCAGCAAGACTTAACCAGTTTGATGAGATGCGTCTTAGGTCGATCATTTCAAAGTTGGAGGCGTTTCTGAATACCTACATCGCGGCGCACACTCCTCTGGACTTCCCAGAGAGTAGCCCTGCTGCTGGCATGACGTTGCCTGGCAAGACAGGTGTTTAGCAAGGAGGTAAATAATGGGTACTGGATGGAAAGGTAAACTCGGAGCCATTCTAACAATGGCATCCGGCTTAATTGGGTTGGTGCTCCATTTTGTTGCGCCAGAGTCGTCGGTGGCGATGGACCCAACCACTGCTATCGCGGTTATCGTTGCCGGTTTCTCCCTCTTCGGCATCAGGGATAAACTCGGCGCATAGAACCTGATGGATGATTTGGGCGGTAACGATAATCGCTTTAACGCTCTACTCGGGGGCGGTGACATTTGCTCTTCTTCGTGCCCAAAAGAGAGCGAGTCTCAATCAAAAAGATTTGTTAGAGGCCGTCACTGCCCTCGGGTTGGAGCGGAAGTTTAGGAAGGACGAGCGTATTGCGCTCAAAAGGAAAATACGTGCTTGGCAGAGGGAAGCAAGTCGCCTTCGCGCTCTTCTGGATGATGTTTCTAGTAGGGTGCCCAAAGACAGTGACTCCGGTGATAGTGGACCCTCCGGGGCAGATTAAGACTTTGGACCAAGTATTTGAAAGTAAGTTTGTTGATGGGGCACCTATGATGTGCGCTGGGTTGATACAATACAAGCTCTTTCAGATCCAGCTGGATCGTTACATGGAGGAGTGCATGGCTTGTCCGGGGTGGAACGATGGCGAATCTTACGACAACCCTTGATATTTTGGAGGACGCGCTATTTAAGGCTGGCGCTGATCCTTCCGATACAAGTAACGAGTATTACGCTCAAGGCCTTGAGTATGTGAACAGAGTTCACCTAGATTTGTGTAATGGCAAGGGGCCGTTGGATCCAAAGGCACACGTCAACTTTGCTTGGGCAATGAAATATCCACCAGCTTCATTGGTCCTGGAACCTAAGTATGACACCGGCACTGTATCTGTAACCAACGGCTCCAATGCCATTACATTCTCTGCGTCAATAACAAGCAGCCGTACTGGGTGGCACCTGATCTTGGATGATGAGGATGATGTTTTTTATATAAACTCACACTCTGGAGGCAGTGATTCAGCTACGCTAGACGCGGCGTTTACTGGATACACTGCGGCAGCTGCTTCATACAAGCTGGTCAAAGTTATTTATGAAATTGGGTCCAATGACATCCTGCGGCTAATTACCCCGATGAGAATCATGACATTGGGCACCGACCATAGCCGGTACCAGATAGACCAGGTGGACTATAACCGGTTTGATGAAGATTGGCCCTTGTCTAGGATCAATGCAGGGGTGCCTACAAAGTTCAGAGTTGTGAATGAAGATGACGGCAACATTTATGTCCAGTTCAACAAGTACATGGATGAGGACAATCTGAGGGTTGAATACCCTTACATTGTTATTCCAACAGACCTAGAGACTGGCCATACGCCAAAGGTGCCTAGGCGGTTTAGGTATGTCATGTCCGATTTCACAGCTGCGCTGTTGATGAATGACCGCAGCGATTCTAGAGCTGAGAGGATGTTTGTCATTTCACAGACTGGCTTCCAGGCCATGGTGCAGGATGACAAAAAGTTATTAAGTGACACTAACGCAAAGTTCGGCCAGTTGGTTCCTAGGTGGGAGCAATACCCAACTAGGTACTACAGAGAGTTAATCGACAAGGACGAACCGTATTCATGAGCTATGTTGGGTATACAGTTAGGATACCACTGGGTTTAGGGGGTCTTGATAAGTCTGAGAACAAGACTGCTGTGGACTACAGGAAGCTAATTGAGGCTGAAAACGTAGTTATTTTGAATAAACAGCTGGCCAAGGATTTCGGAAGCACAAAGCAAAACAGCACGGCCGTTACCGGCACCCCAGCCATTATCGCAGGTAGGGACTATTACCCCACGGTGGGTACCAAGCGAGGGATCATTGCCACTGCCGATGGTAAGTTATTCAAGGATGATGGGACCTTTGCGTGGGGTACTACCCTAAAGAGTGGCCTGACAGCTGACAAGGACACGGTTATTTCAGAGGGAGGGGCGGAGGTAGCAGGCAATGACAAGAAGCTGTTCTTTTGTAACGGTACAGACGTTGTTCAAGTCTTGTCTGCTGACGGTGCTACAACGGGCAACATTAACACTCCGTCAACGGACTGGGCTAGTTACCACCAACCGAGGAAAATGGCCATTCATAGGCTTCGTAATTGGGCGATAGCTGGTCATTATTTGTATGGTTCCACCACCACCAACCATGAGGATTTTACTGGAGCGGGTTCACAGCTGTTTTCAGTCTTTCCTGGAGAGGGCGACTATCTGGTTAATATGGTGAGTATTTGGGGCAGGCTCTACTTGTTCAAGTACCCACGTGGTATTTATTACCTAGATGATACAGACTCGACGGCGGCTAACTGGTATCTTAAACGTGTTACTGGTGGTATTGGCAGCGCTGGGCCAAATGCACTAGACTCGTCTAGGGACGAGGCAGTGTTTCTTTCTCCCGAGGGCGGGCTTCACTTTCTTAGGGGCGTAGAGGCTTTTGGTGATGTCAAGTCGTCCGACCTTACCTCTATTCTAAACATAGAGAGTGTATTTAGAGATGACGCTACCATTGGCGATCTTCACAGGGCGCACGTAGTCTATTTCGATGACCGCAAACAGGTATGGGTTGGTTTTACCTCGGCTGCGGGCACATCCAATGACACCATATTGAAGATTGATGTAAGCGACATGGGCAACCCCAAGCCATTCGTTACGACTAAAGATGAGTGCGAGAGTATTTGGATTTATGAGGACCCTACAAGCAATGCCCGTTTTCCCTTGCTGGGTGACTCTGCTGGGTTCATACGAGAGACTGAAAAAGACAGTAGGAATGTAGATGGCACCACTCCATACACTGGAAGGTTTCAGACACCTTATACCGACTTTGGGTTTGCTGACCCACAGCTGAGCCATCGTGATAAAATTTTGGACTTCCTGGAGATAGTTGCAGAGCCAGCAGGCAACTACGATGCAACGATGGAGGTCTATGTGGATGGTGAATACTCTCAAACCATTCAGTTCAATATGGGTAGTGCTGGTGCAGCGTTAGACTCGTTTACGTTAGGGACGGATAGGTTGGATGGTGCCGGTGTTGTAAGCATAAGAAAAAAGGCAGCGTCAAAGGGCCAACGCTTTTCTTTTAATGTCTACAACTCTGGTTTGAACCAAGACTTTAAATTTGCGGAAATCGTGGCCTATTTTAGGGTGGCTGATTATGGCAGACGTGGAGATTAGAAAATTAATCGAGGACCGTCTTAGCAAGGTCCCAAAGAAGTTTCAGAAGCAGTACGTTAGCAGGACCCGCAGGCGTGAGGTTGAGGAGATACGCTGTAGAATGTGCGGGACGCCCATTGCTGGGATGATGCCCATTGATACTGGGCGTGTAGAAAAAGAAGGTAGCGAGAAAATGCGCGTTATCCCGATGGCCTTCAGGATGTTTGGGAACTACAGGCAAGTACAGTTTCGGATGGATGACGGGGCTTTTTATGAGCCCCCTGTTTGTGCTGACTGCGCCAAGAAGGTCACCCTAGAGGATGGTGAGTATCTTTTTGCCTGTCATTTAAACGAGATGATGCTTTCCGGTGCAAGCAAGATCCGTCTTGTAGATCAGTTTGGATACCAAATTAAAGAATATCTGGGGGTTAAAAAGTAATGGGCGGCCTATACGCAAGAGCAAAGGTTTGGGATTCAGGAGAGGTCCTTACTGCGCCTGACCTTAACGCTGAGTTCGAGAATGTTAGGACAAACTTTGTCCCGACTATGATGGACGACTATGCGGCCAATGCAACGCAGTACCAAACTCAAACAGATCCTTATCCCTCGGAGTCGGTCAGTTTACCTACGTCTCTAGCTGGAGAGTTAGAGCGGTATAGGTACGAGTTAGCTGAGATTAAGGGAACCACTTACCATTATGAGAACGCTCCTACGGACTTGACCATTCTGTCGCAGCCGAACTTGGGGTTGCACGTAGGTCTGGAGTTCGAGGGGAAGTATGGGGGGGCCTCGTCTACAACGGACGTGCTTGGTAAGATAATCAACCAAGGTGCGATTATCAACGCGCTAAGCTGGAGTTCGGCAGACGTTGCGGCAGCAGACTTCGACTCGACTGCGGCCAATGTGAAGTTCGGGACCTACTCGTATATTCTTGGGGCTGGCAATGTGTTGGCTTTCCCTGGATGGCATGGCAACCCGGTTAAAGGCACTGTCTCTGCTTGGTTCAAGAACCTAGCAGCTGGAGACTATGTTGCATACAACCCATTACTTGGGTTGGAGCTTTATCTGGATGCTTCAGGGTATCTTACATGGAAGGCAACCGAGCAGACTGCCGCTACCGAGACTACCAAAAACACTACCACTGTTGCAGGGTCTAGTTCTAGGGCTCTTAACGCATACCATCATGTTGCAGCACAATGGCGATTCAATGATGAGGGCGGTGCTAGCACAGACCTAATGGACCTTGACTACGATGGGTCTACTGAGGGTACCCCCGTTACTGGGGACAATATTGACATTGGATACGGCAAGGGTGGTGTCTGGTTCTTTGGGGCCAAGCGCAATGATCCCGAGTGGGACCATTTTAGTGCAATGAGTGTAAAGCCAAGTGCTGAGGCATCCAATAACTGGACTTACGGAGGCACGCTTGCAGAGGGGACATACGCGACTATCTCTGGTGGTGTGTTGACTATTGACAGTTCATCGGCGGCGGCTGACACGGCATATTACCATATAACTCCACATGATTTTGATTTGAGCAGTCCCATGACGTTTGAGTGGAAAATCAAGACAACCGCTCCCAAAAATCAAGAGAGGTCTTGGAACTCTTATGTCAGAGTTCGTGATAATACGTTTGACCGTGAAATGGTGATTGCCCACCATTTGGACAGGGTGTGTGTTTATTACGGTCATGCTACATCGGCAACGTCAGAATTTAATGCGGAGGTGTTTCTTAATGGGAGCGATTGGCATGTTTATCGGCTGACAACCGACGCCAACGGTTCAGACCTTGATTGGGTTCTTTATGTGGACGGTGTTAGGGTGTTGTCAGGGACAAACGATCTTAGTGGAGCGGCAAATAGCGATTACATTGAGTTTGGTGACAATGACGTATCAAGCACTGGTGGTGTTAGTAGCTGGGAATTTTTCAAATGGTCTGATGCCTCGGCGTCTGCGCCTCTAGCTGCTGGATCTCAAGGTAATCTGGATTCTATTGGGATTATTTCAAACATATTGAGCGCGAATAGTCTTGCAAGGTTGCAAAACTCTAAAGTTAGTGACGTGTTCATCTCGGATGTGTTTTACGGGCCGACAGTGCCGATGTTAACCATGAGGAATAGGGACGAGAATTATCCAGTATCGGTGTCAACAGCTACGTTTGGAGTATGCACGGAGAACGCTTGGTACATTGCGAGTGACGGAGCTTCAGAGATCGTGGTTGAGTATAATGTTGCTGTTTTGAATGATACGTCGGCCAAACAGACCTACTTAACGCTCAGCATTGATGATGATGTGAGTGGACAGAGTTACAGCGATGGTGGCCATTCTGGTAATTTAACCAGCATAACTGGCAATTCCGGCGCTGCTGTTATTATGATGGCTGTGGCTAGGCGGTTAATCGCAAGACCCGCCGGTCTTTACAAGGTAAGTCCTTATCTTGCATCTGAGGCGTCTAGTACATCTAGCATTGTTGAGACTTGCCAGGGTATTCGCATAGACGTTAACTCAAAGAAGCTATGAAAAAGATCGCTGGCATAAAGGTCCGCAAAGCATCCATGGAGGACATCAAGGAGCTCTTGGTTATGGGCCACGAGTTTTTTAAAGAGACCATGGATGAAAGGTCGGACAGTTATGATGCCAGGTTTGTTGCTGAACAGGCAACGCATTTGATTAACACTGATGGCATGGAGATATTGGTTGCTGAAAACGGTGGTTCGCTTGTCGGATGTTTGGCCCTAATGGAGGTGCCAGCGTACTACAACAAGGACATCAAGGTTGTGGCTGACCATCATTTTTGGATCAACAAGGGTTATCGAAATAGTTCGGTGACTAAGACAATGTTACAAGCTGCACGTAATTGGGCGGCTAACCGTGGGCTTCGCTGGTTTAGGGCAAAAATTGCTCAAGGCAAGCACTATAGGGTTCAGAGAATCAGGAGTTAAAAATGGGTTTGGGACTTCCAGAGGCAACACTAATCACTGGGTTAACTAGTGCGGCTGCGACTGGTGCTTCGGCGGCCTTAGCAGGTGGAGGGGGCGGCAAGCCCATAGAGTTGCCACCTGACATGGAGGCCGAGCAGGTAGAGGTATTAGAGCAGCAGTTGGCTGACTTTGAGATCGAGAGGACAAGAAACCAGGAAGCTGTTCGAAGGCTGGAAGGTATAGCTGACTTGCAGATTGATGTTGCAAGCGCTCTTGTCCCAGACAAGGACAAGCTGAGGCAGCTGACTCAGCAAACGCAAGAGCTGGCCCTAATGTTTGGCGATGAGATCCCAGAGGTTATCAGCGGGGTCAAGGAGGACTTGGCTGCATTTGCTTCTGCTGGTTTTGATGTAGAGGCTGACATCAGAGAGCAGATCGCTCAAACAGTTAGGGAGACTGGTAGAGAATACAAAGACCCAACAGTAGAGCGAAATATCGAGGAAGGCAGGACACAGCTGGAGGAGCGGCTGGCAATGCAGTTGGGCCCTGGTTATTCGAATACTGAAGCCGGTATTAGGGCCTTGCAGGCGTTTGAGCAGGGCGCCACAGAGATGAGATACAACGTATCCAAGGAGGGACGTGCTGCTGAGGCTTCAAGGTTGGGGGCCCTTGCCGGTGCGGCTGCTACAACTAGCGGGTCTATTGCTCAAAGGGTTGGCTCCAGACTACAGTTTGGACAGCTATTATTCACAGGCAGAGAGCAGGCTGGTGCCAATTTGATGTCTGGTTTGTCTGCTCCGAATATCGGGCTTAACACACTGATACAGGCAAGGGAGCTTGGCAGGTCAGGTGTTGAGATGGCTGAGATTCCAATGAGGGGGTTGCAGGCTTTTGGTTCTCAAGAGTTGTCTCGCGATATTCAACGAGCCATTGAGCAACGAGGGTTTGGCGATGGCAGGTTTACGTCCGGTGGTGGTAGCGGAGGTTCTGGGAAGTTCAGCGCTCCAGGAACGAAGCTAGCAGACTTTGACATCAACGCATTAAGAGCTGGTCATCACTTTGCGTCTGGGTTTACGGATGCCGACATTCGCTCGTATGATCCTG